TAGCTGGCTTAATGGACAAAATCATTATGGATGCTAAGTCATTCGCTAACGCAGCGGATATGCAAGTGTCTGACATGTCAGCAAACAGCCCAGTTGGTACAACGCTAGCTATATTAGAGCGTACCTTGAAAGTGATGTCAGCGGTTCAAGCCCGTGTTCACTATGCAATGAAACAAGAGTTCAAGCTAATTGCAGGCATAATTCGTGACTACACTCCTGATGACTACAGCTATGAGCCAGCAGAAGGTAGTCCACGTGCTAAACAGTCTGACTACGACTGTGTTGAGGTTATCCCAGTATCAGACCCTAACGCAGCAACAATGAGTCAGAAAGTGGTGCAGTACCAAGCTGTTATGCAGATGGCACAGCAAAACCCACAGATATATGACTTAGTAGAATTAAATAAGCAAATGTTAGAAGTTTTAGGTATTAAAAACATTGGCAAGTTGATCCCTGCAGCTGAAGACGAGAAACCGAAAGACCCAGTAACCGAGAATATGTCTATTATTAACGGTAAACCAGTCAAAGCGTTCTTATATCAAGACCATCAGGCACACATCCAGGTGCATATGGCTGCTATGCAAGACCCAAAAATGCAGCAAATGATAGGTCAAAACCCACAAGCACAGGCTATTCAAGCCGCATCTATGGCTCACATCAACGAGCATATTGCGTTCGAATACCGTCGTCAGATAGAAGAACAGCTTGGTGTAACGCTACCAGACCCAGAGCAACAACTTCCAGAAGAAGCTGAAGCTCAACTAGCCCCATTAATTGCCCAAGCAGCACAGCAGTTATTAGCTAAAAATCAAGGCGAAGCCCAGCAGCAACAAGCCGAGCAACAAGCTCAAGACCCGCTGATTCAAATGCAACAACAAGAGCTACAAATCAAGCAGCAAGAAGCTCAAGCTAAAGCGCAAAAAATGATGGCCGATGCGCAAATCGATCAAGCAAGACTAGAGATTGAGAAGATGCGTATTGAGTCACAAGAACGCATTGCTGGCGCACAACTAGGGGCTAAAGCGGAATTAGATAAGAGCAAACTAACGGCAGAACAAATGATTAAAGGTGCTCAACTAGGTATGAAAGCTGTATCTGAGCAACGTAATCGTGAAGTTCAGTCAGAGCAAATTTCCGCACAACGGGAACAAGCTGATAAACAACATAAGTTAAGCATGAACCAACTTATGAGGCAGTCTTCCCAGAAGTCGGATAAACCTAAAGAGGAATAACAATGAGTGAATCGCTAGAGTATTTGATGTCACAAATCGAAGAACGGCGCAAAGCAATTATCGAATCCCTTGGCGATGGTGCCGCTAAGGATTTCGGTGCCTATCAACAATCTGTCGGTATGGTTCGAGGTCTACTTACCGCGCAGTCTTTAATCTCAGACCTCGCAAAAAAACTGGAGAATTACGATGAGTAAACTAGACCTGAGTCAAGCAATTGACTTAACAGGTATTGCGGCGGAAGCACCCACGCCAGAACCAAAGGCATCACAACTGCCTGAACCAAAAGGCTATCGAATCTTATGTGCTGTACCCGATGCAGATGATAAATACGAAAGTGGTATTGTCAAAGCGTCTGATACTAAACGTATTGAGGAAAATGGCACCGTAGTATTGTTCGTGCTAAAAATGGGCGACCTTTGCTACAAAGAAGAAGCGAAGTTCCCTACAGGTGCGTGGTGTAAAGAAGGCGACTTTGTCCTTACCCGTGCATACGCAGGTACTCGTTTTAAAATCCACGGAAGAGAATTCCGCATAATCAACGATGATACTGTCGAGGGTGTAGTAGATGACCCACGCGGTTATACTCGCGCTTAGGAGATAGATATGGCTGCAAAACCAGAGTTTGACGACGACTTTGAATTTCCGGATGAAAAGGAAGTTTCTACAGTTGATACTAGAGAAGAAGTAAGCATTACACTGGAAGAGGATAATACCGAAGTAGAAATCGATATTATCGATGATACTCCTCCACAAGACCGTGACCGTAAGCCGCTCCCAAAAGAGATAGTTGAAGAGCTAGAGAAAGATGATTTAACCGACTACTCAGACCGTGTAAAAGAACGGATGGCGCAGTTACGTAAGGTATATCACGATGAACGCAGAGATAAAGAAGCTGCTGCACGTGAGCGCGAAGAAGCAATTCGCTATGCCCAATCGATCCAAGAAGAAAACAAACGATTAAAATCGAATCTAACTTCTGGTGAACAAACCTATATTGAGATTGCTAGGAAGTCTGCTGAGCAAGAAATGAATATGGCTAAGCGCGATTACCGCGAAGCGTATGATAGAGGCGAGACAGATAGCATTATTGATGCGCAACAACGCATGAATGAAGCCCAATATAAACTGACACAAATGCAAAATTATCGTCCGCAATACGATAGTACTTTACAAGCGGAAGAAAATGATGTATATATACAACCTGAACGACCCCAAGTAGCCAAACCCGACCGTAAAGCTCTTGCCTGGCAAGATAAGAACAGTTGGTTTGGTCAAGATGAAGAAATGACTAGCCTCGCTTTGGGGTTGCATGAGAAGTTAGTCAGAGCAGGTACTAATCCTACCTCAGAAGAGTATTACACAACCATCGATAAAACGATGCGCAAACGATTCCCAGAATATTTCGGGGATGATTCGCTGGACGTGGAAACACCCGCCCAACGCAAAAAACCGTCAACCGTTGTAGCCTCGGCCACGCGTAGTACCGCGCCTAAAAAAGTACACTTGACTAAAACTCAATTAGCTTTGGCTAAAAAGTTTAATCTAACACCCGAGCAATATGCACGTGAGACACTTAAATTGGAGAACAGATAATGACTGATACTAGACAAAACCGAGACTTAGAAACCCGCGAAACCTTTCAACGTCAGGCGCAATGGGCACCAGCTGCTTTATTACCTGAAATAAATAAGGAGCCTGGATGGGCATATCGCTGGATTCGTACAAGTATGGCTGGTCAAGCTGACGCCACAAACGTTTCTTCAAAAATGCGAGAAGGTTGGGAACCCGTCAAATTGTCGGAGCATCCTGAACTAAGGTTATTCACAGATAAAGACAGCCGCATTCCAGATTCAGTGGAAGTTGGTGGTCTGATGCTATGTAAGACACCAGAAGAGTTTGTTAACCAACGTTCTGCTTATTTCAATAATCAGACACAGTCTCAGACTGAAGCGGTGGATAACAGCTTTATGAAAGAGAATGATGCACGTATGCCCCTATTTAAGGAAAAGCGTACCACTACCTCATTCGGTAAAGGTAAATAATTAAGGAGATTTAATATGGCTACTACTGCAGCCCCATACGGTCTTCGTCCTATCAACTTGATTGGTGGTCAGCAATTTGCTGGCTCAACACGTCAACTAGCAATTGCTAGCGGTTATGCTGCTAACATTTTCTACGGTGATGTTGTTGCAATTGGTGTAGACGGAACTATCGTAAAAGTAACAAACGTAGGTACAAACGCGGATCCATTCCCAGCTGGTACAGTTGGTGTGTTCTTAGGTTGTTCATACACAAGCCCATCACTAGGCTATTTCTTGCAAGCACAATACTGGCCTACTGGTACTGTTTCTTCAGATGCTACAGCTTATGTATGTGATGATCCAGATGCATTGTTCCAAATCCAAGCAGATGCTGCTGTGACTCAAACAATGCTAGGTTCTAACTTTGGCGTGAATCAAACAGCAGGTTCTACAACTACTGGCGATTCAAAAATATCATTAGACGTGGCCACCCGTGCTACAACAAATACTATCGCTTTGCGTTTAGTAGATTTTGTAGATGGTCCATTCTCTACTGTTGGTGATGCGTTCACAGACTGCATCGTTAAATTTAACTTTGGTATCCATACGTATTACAATGGTACCGGTGTAGCTGACTAAGGAGAAATATAAATGGCTATTTCACGCGCACAGCTCCTTAAAGAGCTATTACCAGGTCTGAACGCTTTGTTCGGTTTGGAATACAAACGTTATGGTGAAGAACATCAAGAGATTTACGAAACTGAATCTTCTGAGCGTTCCTTCGAAGAAGAAACAAAATTGTCTGGCTTCTCAGCAGCTCCTGTTAAAAACGAAGGTAACTCTATCGCTTACGACAATGCTCAAGAAGCTTGGACAGCTCGCTACACACACGAAACTATCGCTTTGGGCTTCAGCTTAACTGAAGAAGCCGTAGAAGATAACTTGTATGACACATTGTCTGCTCGTTATACTAAAGCCTTAGCTCGTGGTATGGCTTACACAAAACAAGTTAAAGCAGCTAACGTATTGAACAATGGTTTCAACTCCAACGGTCC